TAGTGTAGAAGTACATGGCCTCGATCGGAAAACACAGAGCACTTCCCATAGACGCAAACTTATACAATGGAGATATAATATCACCATTGGGTAGTTGTGCGCTATTCGAACGACAAGCATCGATCGCATCTTTAATATCTGGATGCGAACGAAACATCTCCAACGCTAAAGATTGAGGAACTCGATCAGAAGCGTCAGAGAGATCGATCGTTGCAAATCGACCGTCCTTCGAACTAACGAGCGCTATCTCCTTATTGACAGACTGGTCACTGAAGTTTATGTGACCAGCCGTAAGCCAATAGGACTCGATGAGCCGATATAGCTCATCGCGAATTCCTTGCTGTGCAAATTGCATACAACAAGGCTCAATAGCGATCGTTCTTGGGCTCTTTAGCGTCTTCGGGACTTGGACGACCCTAACGGGTCTTTCCTCGTCCTTGGATAGGATCGTAACTTTTTCGAGCTCCTCTGACGAGGCAGGACACCCAAGAGGGTAGCCAGTACCAACCAGAGGGAAATAAGGCTCGAGACGATCGTTCCATTCACTCCATGAGTATTTCTGATTTCCAGAAATGCCTTCTGAAGTGGCTCCGGGACCATGCCGCGGAACACAGTTGGATAGTTCAAGAGAACTAGCAATAGTGCTCCAAAGCATAGTAGATACAGAGAGAAAATTATCTGTATCCACTTTCGGGAGCGAAAACGACGAAAGAGAATGCTCAATATCGATGAAACCTCGGAGGGACGCTTGTATACGGTTTTCCGTGCAAGCGACTTCGATCTTCTTGAATACCAGACAAATTTGCCTGATACAATCAATGAAGGTCGCTTTTGCCCCGAGAGGAATAGTTTTATCATCGATATAGCCTCCTGTCTCAATATCAAACACATGACTGATCATACCTTGCAAAAATGCAGGGATTGATCCACGCTTCTTAAAACCTAAGAATCGTGTTGAGTCAATAAACCCATCTTCTAGGCTTCTTTCGAATGCCGTACAGAAGTTAGGTAGGGTTATTGTCAGAAACGATAACCCCTCGTGTTTGACTCGAGATCTAATTAAATCTAGATCTCGATACGAGACGTCAGCGCCGCACTTCATGCAGGAATCTATATAGATTCGTTGCATGAACTCTAGATGGTCACTTACGTTGCTTTTCAAGCTTCCTCCAATCGGGAGGTTAGACTTCAAGCCACGTATGTCTGCCTATCCGGTGCCAATAGTGGCACCGGCATTACCGATACCAATACTGATTAAACCGGGACAGAGACTTTGCCGGTATGAGTCTTACGACTCTAGCCCGACTAGTTTGTCGACGGCAGTATTGTCTAACCAGGATTTAAATCCTGTTACAAGCTGTTCGATCTGAGCCGTCGTGAACCCGACTTCGGGTCTTTCGATGACACAGTAAAACGAGAGCGTCTCGTAATCATTGACAGATGTCAATGGATCCGCGACGATCGCACGTTGGTCAATCCGTGCCATGGAGCGAACTCGCCCCTTGGACAACTGATGACTAATCGTCAGCTTAAAACTCGTATCTGCATTGGCATAAATCGAGGAAAGGTCTTTCGACTGAATCCTCGGCATGACTTTGCCGACAGAGTTTACGGTAACGGTAATAGGTTCGGAAAACATTGTGGTTGACCTCCAAAGTTTTGGAACGTTAACCCTAGACCGAGCCCCACTTGTTCAAGGTGGAGCACATTACCAAGGATCTAGGCAGATTGATTCACGCACGTCCATGGCCTCCCTTACGGGAGATACCAAGGGATGCGAGAATCGCTAATTGGCGTGGGTCCAATTGACTCACGTCAAGGTCGAAACCAAAGGGACTACTTGCTTCTTTTCGCTGTTTCACATCAACAAATTGAGTGAACTCGAACGTCTTAGCTCCACCCGACTCCGCGTTAAACGGCAATAGCTGTTTAAACTTCGTAGTCGTAACTTTGTGGTGCGTAAGATACAAGTATCTGGCCGCCATCTGATCGAGGGTGGCATCCTGGACAGCCTGAATAGACTTTCCGACGGATGTACACCAATCAATCAGCCACGTCCAGGGTATTGCTTTGTAAATATTTGACGGGGTGATGCGCGCTCCGAAGAGATCTATTGTTCTTCGAACCGTATTGATCATACTGAAGTATTTATCAGATGATCCATCAAATTCCGGCAAATAATATCTGAATGAGCCTGTGGCATGAGCATGCGTTTCAGTTTCCTCCCAGATTTCCCAGGAGGGCTTAACGTAGTGGCCCGTGCCATCGACTTCGTAGAAGTCAGCAAATGCGCCGGACGTAAGAGAAGTAGGATATAACCTACTACCTTCGCCGGACGATAGAAGCTTTCTTCCTTCAGAATTTACAAGGGTAGCTTTCCTTCTGATCCATTGACCGTTCTCAGCCACAAGGCGTGAGATACGATCGTTATAATTAACGATGTTAGCGAGAAAGTCGTTAACGTCTTTGACAAAAGGAACCCAGCCGAACTGGTAATTGAGAAAGTTTTCTGCCACGTGCTTAGGGATCATTCCCTTTGAACGCGGTACGCCGCCTAAGAGAACCCACTTTTCATGGAATCTCCAGGCGGTCGATTTGAGCATGCGGGGGATATCTTTTGCCTCCGCTAATGCTACGAACAGACCACCTTGCTCGATTCTCGGTTTGAGACGATCCCAAACCTGGCTACCCAATGAATGAATATCTGGAATCAGTTCCTCGGAAAGCAATTTATCAGCGAGATTACTCCCGGTGATAGATGCGAACCAAGGATCGGGGGCAAGAACGCCCCCCTCGTACTTATATCGCCCACTATAAGGCCACCAAGTGGTGGGATAGTGGGAAATAAGTTTGAGTGATCCAGTTATGCCGTTTTTCGGCACAGTGTTCTCGACTTTAACACTTGAGAAAGGTCCGCCCGTCTTATAAGGAGGACGCCCATGGAGTTCATCCACGGTACGCTCTCCAGAAAAGAACGGGAAGTTCGGTGTCTCAGTCATGGGAGCTATAAGCTGCCATTTCTCAGAATGGTAACCATCTTCAATAAAGGTGGCACCAAGCTTCACCGGACCATCCTTCCAAGGAAGGGGTCGAAATCTCTCTCGCGTGCGAGAACCTGTTGCATTCATTTCAATATCTCCTATTGGTTAATGTATGTTGTGATAAAAATCACAACTGCTTCTGCACATACATCGGCCTTGTTAGTGACCGATCGACTGAGTATCATCGCTGACACTCAAG